GCACTAGAAGCTATTCAAATCACTCTTGTTCTTATCAAAAAAGATAAAGAAGGTAACTTCAGAGAGCCCAAAGGTTGGGTCAATCATCCTGCAGTAAGAATGTGGAGAGGTCACGAAGTAGAGTTAGCTAGGTACACTTGGCATATGATTTCCGAAGCAACCCACCGAGGAATTAATACTAAGTCTTTACTAGTTATCTTTCTCAGAGTCATACTCCCATATGTAAATTTAGTTAGTACAAGTTACACGGCAGACGATATTCTTGCGGAGTCTACGTTTGATGTACCGCATAAGTTTCTTACTACTGTAACCCCACCTGTATGGATGAAGATACCTGAGTACTACGCTATGGTTGCTAAGACTCATAGGCAAGCATTGCTAACTAAGCAGTACGAGTATTACTCTCTACACGGTTGGCCAGAAGACCTTGGCTATGCACCAGATACTTACGAGTATCTATGGCCAGTACCCCTAGAGAAGAAGGAGCTAGTTGAATAAAGAAGTAGCGCAGCTTATTAAGAAAGCTAAAGAACAAGGATGGGAAGTTACGCTCACCAATGGTGGCCATTACAAATGGGTCAATCCATTGGGAGCGTTTTTCTTTTCACCCAAAACACCATCAGACCCTCGCTCCATAAGTAACATAAAGCGAGATATGAAAGCACACGGGTTCATCGAACTCACTAAGAAAGAAAGAAAAAGAAGAGTATGACCAACATCATCCAGGGAGTGACCAAGAATCTTAACTTAGACTTGGCCGCTTGTGGTAATACAGATACAGAGGTGTTCTTCCCCGCAGAAGGAGATAGGACAACAGTACTGGCAGCTAAAAAGATCTGTCACTCATGTCCAATCGAAGCAGAGTGTCTAGCCTATGCGCTAGCCAATCGTGAGTATGGTATCTGGGGTGGCACTACAGAGTCAGACCGTGACCGTATGCGTAGCCTTGCCAAGGCAAATAAGCGTAGCATCACCATCCGTAGCAACAAGCCATAGAACGCAGAGCGCCCCCTTGCAATCAAGCAGGGGGGCGTTCCGCAACAAACAATTATGCGTTACAAGTACAAGTAGCGCAATGATTTCTATTCCAAGCACGTTGAGTATTAGTCGAATAGTCTACGGGCTCTAAGTGATCGGGGTTAACGCATAGCTTAACGCTACATAAGTGATCAAGAATTAACCCTTTAGGAATTTCTCCTTTAGTTAACTCGTACACCACTCTATGGGCAACAGTAGATTTCCCTTTCCATTTAACTGTTCCATAACCAGTGCTGTGCACAGCGCCTGACCAAATCCAACACCCTTTTTCATTTACAGTATAACGAGTAAGAGGGTCCATAGGAACTGGGCCAGGTGGCTTACCATTAGTCAAGCAGTCAATGCATCTAGAGCGTCTGCCATCTTTCTTAACTCTATTGTCTGGATAGTAATCTTCAAGAGGCTTGTCTATCTTGCATAAACGACAGAGCCGTGTGGATGTTTTTGTTTTCATACACACGACTCTATCATTTATTCGCAAAGAATAGTTACTAACCGTTATTACTGTTATCCATGATTAACCGTACTTCACAGCTCGACGTAGTGCAATAGGCCTCACCAACAGCATCGAGCGACATGCCTGCGTATACGCCCTCGAAATCAATCGGGAACAACTGCAGAGCATACTGCTCATACTCTTCTTCAGTAATCTGCGTGTACGGCATCTGTGGGAAGACTTTGTTACCCATAGGCAGGAACGATACAGTCTTCAGCTGGCCATCATACATGTGCAGTACAGTGCCTAAAGAATCCTTTTCCTTCTCAGCGTCAAAGGTTACAGTGACCGACACAGAGTTGTCGCTCCAGTAACGCTGTGCCGTAGCAGCCAGAGTCATCTTCTCGTAAATGCTTACTTCCTTCTCCGAACGCTTTGCTTCGCTTTTGATAGGGAAGAACACTACAGAGGTAGTGTCAGGAGACTCACTAGCAGGCTCAATGCGGTAGTTAGCCATGCGGAACAGTTCGAGCATAGGCTCATTGTTCGCAAAGCGAATAGCACGCAGGAAGTACTTACCACCAGCGGTCCAGTGAACACCAGGCGACTCACCAGCAAGAATAGATACAGTGCCCGAAGGCTTTACAGTAGTCATCTTTACTGATTCACGAATACCAAGCCATTCACTATAGGTCTGGTCGTAGCCCTTGACAACAGCGTAGCCTTCATCCATCCACTGACGAAGCTGTGGGAATCCCTTGTTGTCAGCAAAGTTTGCTACACCAGAGATCGAAGTACCAATACGACGGTTCCTCTGCATAATAGCGTTAGTCTCTTCCCAGTGAGTAGGAAGAAGCGTAACAGTCTTAGCGTAAAGATACGCAAACTTGAGAGTGCGCTTGAAGTCGTCAATGCTATCGTGACGGTTCAAGTAAGTCTCCACAAGAGTACACATTTCGTAAGACTCAAGGCTCTGCTCTGCACAAGGGTTGTAGCCAACTACACGCCAGTCCTTGTTGTTGATGCCATCAGCCAAGCGGCCATACTGACGAGACATGTCCATCCAAATAACGCCAGGCTCACCATTACGCACAATGCCATCAACAATGTTAGAGAAGTCAGTACCTACTGAGACCTCAACAGAGTTGTTAGACATCCAAGCCCATCCTGGAGCCTCTGGGTCGTAAGAGTTACGCTCAGGGAAACGCTCAGCATTCTTGAGGTTGAGGAAGTCCTCATCGTCAATGCGACCGATAAGAAGCTCTGCACTACGACGAACGTTACCCGAAACTACACAGACACCAATCATGTTGCCGATGTCAGCGATGTCCTTACGAGTAAGCTTCTCGCCCTTGCGACCCTCAAACAGATTGCGAATCTGACTGTGCAACTTGAAGAGAGGTTCGTGACCAGCAGCAGTTCCACCAAAGGTAGCGATAGGTGCACCATATGGGCGAATCTGACTGTAGTCAAAGTCCCAACGCTTCTGGTTAGGCTTCAGGAAAGAGTTGATAAGAGCAACAGTACTCTCGGCCCAACCCTCACGAGTGTCAGGGATGATGTACTCACTAGGCTCACTTGGGTCATAGATGTCGAAACCCTTGTCAGCGCCCTTGTCGTCAAAGCCAACACCAACACCAAGCATCGAAGCTTCCATAAGGAATCCGAATGGCTTAGCAGGGTTGTCCTTGCTCATCTCCTTTGTAGAAACAAAAGCACAGTTCTGTAGAGCGGCACTGTTCTTCTGAGTGTTTACAATCTCAGTTCCCATTACCCAAAGACCGCGGCCTGGTGGAGTCCACTTCAGGTTGAAGAGACGGTCAAAGGCTTCCTTAGCGGAAGCAGCGGCCTTAGCATCGCTCCATGGAAGACGGTTCTGCTTAGCGTGGTCCTTCTGAAGCGAGTACATACCGTTGATAACGCGCTCACATACATCAGCCCAAGTCTCCTTGGTGCCATCAGGCTTCTTACGACTGTAGGTACGTAGGAAGGTAATCTCTCCTACCGAGTTGCCAGCCACGTCAGCGTAACCGAATGGAGCCTTCTTTGAGCGATACGATGCAACGAAATCATCTGCAAGTTTAAAAGAGAAATTAACCATAAATACCTATTCTTATATAACCGTAAATACCCCATTTAGGGGGACTTCTATTGTCGGTTATTTCAGCTTAGTACACACCTACTAATATCGTCAAGTTAGCAAATACCCCCAAATATTTGCGCCCACCATGATGCAATTCATGATGGGCGCTGTTATCTGCTAACAAGAAATACGATTACTCGAGGTTATTTCGAATAATCATTGTGGTTTGATCCTCACTGATTACCCTTTGATTCTCTTTTGCAGCCTCAACTCTATCACCAAAGATAGCAGAAAGAACACCCTGGCCAGCGTTACGTTGAGCAGTGATTTGGATGAACTCTTTTTGCTCATCCAACTCCTTAATGTTCTTCAACATCTTCTGGTAGCGGTCAATCTCTTGAGAGAGGTTAGGGTCAGCGTAACCACCGTTCAATTCTTCCTGGAACCGCATAAACATTACCCTCTGGGCCTGCATCTCAACTAAAGTCATGTTCAAAGCTTTGAGCTGTTCAGGTGTTTTTACCTCAACAGGAAGACTAAAAGCACAGCTGTTATTCTCTTTAAAAGCAGGGCAATTAGCAGCCACGTAACAGGTGTTACAAGCACGAACACTGAGAGCATTTGACTCCACAACAGGTACTTGCTTGAGGACATCGCGGCCATCTTGGTTCTCTACAACAGTCTTAAGTTGATACCCAAAACCAGGCATTGTAGTAAGCTCAGAAGGGTCTCTTTGCACAGTTTCTGTGCGTTCAACTTTCCGCATTTCAGAACCGCTGTTATCAGAAGACCCCCACCCCATATCCATCAAACCTGTGTATAGGGTGTCATCACTGTTATCAGCTAACTTGTCACCTTTGATAAGCTTAAGATCAGGTTTATCTTTGTTCATTTTTCTCTCTAACTGAAGGTATGACCACACAGCAACTTTGGTTGCTTCCAGCGTGTCATCCGACACAAACAATTGAAAGTCTAGGCCAGCTTTTTCAAGAATACTTTTGTATCTTGGCCTGGCTTGTGCTTTCATCTTTTTAGGGTAACGAACAAGTTGAGAGCCATCCCAAATGATAGTCTCACCTCTTCGCATTGGAGATATCCAACTCAACGTAGAAGCAGTTGTAAATGGAATCTGTCGTAGATTGTCAGGTTTAGCTACAGCAAGGCCATGGAATACAGTGCCATACTGGCCAACAAGGTTACGTGTGACTCCTGCAAGCGATGGAACAGAGTTAATAGACTCTCCAGAGATTGCGATGTTTTTATGGACTCTAGCCCAATCCTGGAGCTTATTGATGCCATGTGATTCATTCCATACAACAATAAACTTAGGGTCGTTTAAAAACGGTTTACGCTCGTTCACGACCCACTGTAAGCCAAGTACTTGACTGTCAAACTCAACCCAACCTTCAATACGGTCGTAGTTGTAAGAGATAAAGTCTTCATAGTCAGCAGCAAAGTCTTCTAACTCTTCTTTAGAAAGGTTAGCTTTATCTGCCTGCATTGCTCCAGAGTCTACCCATACTTTCATCTCTGGTAAGAAATGCTCAGCAATAAGGTATTGTTTAGTCTTTGGTAAGCCACGTTTCTTTAAGCCCCAAAAATTAAGCATGACATTGGTAGCCCCAGCTTTTTCAAGCAACGTACGATTGCTGGGGATCTCTACACCACTAAAGACAATGTTACTCAAAGTTCAAAGCCTCTGTTCTAGAGAGCCTTGCATCTTCAGTTCGCATTTGATTCTGCTTATGCAGTGTAGCCTCAATATCATCCCAAGAACGAATCTTCTTAGGGGCATCGGGACGAAACTCTGGTCGAGTGTAGCTAGGGACACCAAACATAACTGATGGAATACCCATCTCAAATGTAAACACCCATACTTTAGGGTTGTTGGTGATAACTAAATCAACTGGACCTTTTGATCTGGCTAACTTGATTTGACGCTCTGTTAAATCTTCTCCAGCTAATCCAACCTTTGAGTCGATAATCTTGTCATAGTCCACAATCTTGTGGCCGTTTAACCAGTATGTTAACTCTGCCTCAGTTTCTGAGGTTAGAAACGTCAGGTTATTGTAAACACTCAACGTGCCGATCATTAACACGCCTGTTGGAATTGGCTCGTCTGATGTACTTTTTAATACACCAGATACATCTACTAATATTTGCATTTATGCCTCGTAATAACAGTCACATTTGCAACTGTCTTCTACACATATTCCTTTGTATAATTCATGCCCACATAAGCGGCACTCAGTTAGTAATGACATTAATTTGATGCCCTGTACATTGTTGCTCTCCGAATCAAGGTGTCTGAACTAGGCAGCTCAACACCGTAGGTGTTCTTTACACCTGTGTCTATCCTATTTGAAATAACTGATTTTATTTCTTTTAATAACTCGATTGTTCCAGAACCTTTGGCTGCTTGCCATCTGTAGTTATGAAAATCGTTGTATCCTTCGCCCTGGGCGCTAAATGCTTCAGAACGATTGGTGTGGATCTCGTTATACAGAGCATTTGCATGGTTGTACACAATGCGCAGGGTTGCTTCTGCATTTACCTTTTGTGGGCCACTGTGCGTCATTTCTAGATCTTGCATGGCCTTAGTTGCTCTAGTGTGGGCATTGTGCGCTAATGTGTAGTCAGATAATGCCACAGAATCCCATTCAGGAACTGCTTTACCATGTAGTAGTGGTGACGGAGTTACTGTCCATTCGTTGTACTTTAAATCGTACGCTGCGTATGGTTTGATTGCAGTAATGTCTGTTGCTTTTGGATTGACATAAAACGTCAACTCATAACCATTCCAGTTTTCAGTTAATGGCTGAATCTCTGCTCTAAACTCTTCATTTAATTGATCACTAATCTCTTTATCAGTCAAACCCCTATACTCGGGGTTTGCTTGACGGAACTGAACAAAATCAATACCAACTAAACAGTCTAAATCTTTTGGAACTCGGTTTGCTGACCACTGGTATGAAACACCACTGCCAGCTAACCATGGGTGCGACCATAACTCTGAGTGACGGTATCTCTTATCAAAAAATCCACTCAATAATTGCAAAATCCCCTGACGGGCCCACGCCTTTAATTCTCGTCCTTGAAAAAGGGTAGGGTCCAGCTCAGGGGATGGTTCGCTGAAGTAAGAAGTAGGAGTTAAACTAGTCATACTAACTAGTTTAGTTTACCTAATCTTACCTTTCTGGGTTAATGTTGCGCTTTTTTAACGCTTCCTTAACCACATCAGGAACTGTTGGTTCCTTTTCTGGAACTAACAATGGAATCAGATCCTGCAAAATTTTATTACTCAACATTGCTCGATCAAACTCTTCAACAATTTGACGTGAACTTGTATAAACATCTGCTGTTGTTGCTTTGCGGGTAATCTCTGGTAGAGTTTCTGGTAACTCAGTGTAGGTGACTACGCCACCTTCGTCGGTGATTACTGTTAAAAAATACGTTTCGTATGCCATTATTCGACCTTATCCTCAGTGTTAGTTACACCATACTCCATTTTTCGTGCCTCATCAAGGAACCACGCACTCATCTGATTCTTAGCGTGATGCATCCCACGGGTAAACGCAGCTTCGGTATCAGCCTTAATCTCTGGGGTTAAATACAGCAACTCAAACTTGCTGCGCCACTCCTTAGCTGATTCTTCTTCTTTATTAATCCGCACCCATAGGGCATCGTTTTCATCTCTAAGGTCTTCGTTCTCGTCGTACAGTTCCTGCAACTCTAACTGCGTCTCGAGTAGGCGTTCTCTAAGTTCAGCTTTTTCTGAAAATCTTTTAAAAATACCCATTACTTATACATTCCTAAAAATTGTCGTCTTCTCTGTACAACTTCTCCGTGATAGGGGCAGAAATTGCAGGTGTAAATCTTAGGGCCTTCCAGGTGCTCTGGTTTAGGCAATCCCAACTCACCACGTTCTTTTGCTGTATCTGGTAGAAGTCTCTTTGATGGGTGCTGGTAATCATCACAATTATTCTTTGGGCGGTTATGCCTCTGCCAGCATGACATTGCCTCACTAGCAAACGTCATCTTTGTTTCGTAGAAATTCTTTTCCTCAGTTAACTCATCCAAACCACGGCTTCCACCTTGTTTGAATTGCTGAATTACTGCATCTTTTTGCTCTGGGTTCGACCAAATCTTTACTGGAACCTTGAACAATTTACCCTTGTGTTCCTCACCCGATGGGAACTTGTGCTTCTCTAGGGAAATCTCTAGTAGGTAATCAAAATTACTTGGGCCCTCGTAATCAGGCAATTCTTCTACTGTGTTGCATACTAAACACAACAATAAACGAATTACTGGGCCGTCTAGTGGCTTGGAACCAATCAGTGGTTTGCCATCCTGGCTAATAAACTCTGCCAATTAATACTCCTTATTATGTACTACTCATCTTAATACAAAAACCCTCCACTTGGGAGGGCATTTGTATGTAAAAACTACTTACCTGGGTTAACCTGCGACTCAGTAGGCAACTCGGTTGTAGCAAAACCGTAACCAGCAAATGCGTGAAGGGTCTGCTTGTTGTTTAGGGTCTTCTCGTTACCATCCCAGTCAACAACTTCAGTGTCTGGGCGTACCTTGCGGTACTTACCGTCAGTTGAACCCTCGTGCAGACTCTCGTTCATCGAACGACTTGTGTTTACTGCCATTAGTGACTCATCTTTCTTTTAATGCGCTGTTGTTTACGCTTTTCTGTGCAAGGTGGGCATACTCCTAGAACACTGTACATATATTCTACAGGATTCATGATTACTCCACAGGTTGGACACACTTTAGTACCGTGTCCACTTGCAATATTTTGAGCAACTTTGAATGCTTGCAGCTCTAGTGTTTCTGCACCATCTCCGTCAAACATCTTTACTCTCCTCTAAATGCTGCGTTAGAACCACCACGACCACCACGTTTTTTAGCTGGTGCGTTTGCATCAACTTCGATGTTACGACGTCGTTCTGCTGCGTACTGTTCTTGCAAACCACGTAGGTCAGTCGCTGTCAGTGTACGTTTTCCTGGATTAGCGTCCAGTAGAGCCTTAACCGAGTCAGCTAATGATTCGCTACCCCTAGATTCTTCTTCTCTTATAGGAGCGTACTCATCTTCTGATGAATAATTTGTATTCTTTTGCTCTGCTGCTGGAACGTATGTCTCTCTAACATGCTCTAATCCATGAGGACCTAATGCTTCTAGCATATGCCTTGGAAGTAGTTCCTGAATATCTTCGTAAGGTTTACGAGTTCCACCTTCGATTTGGTCATCTGCTTGAGCGATTAAACTATGTGCCTGTTTAATTGTAGCTAGAGCCGTTTCTCGCATTCCTTTTTTAACTTTTCCTGGAGCAGGAAATAGACTCTTATTTGCAATAGCATCAAAACGTGATTTTTTGGCTGCTGCGGCTGTTTCTGCAGAAGCATCAGACACGCTAAAACTTCCAAATGGAACAGACATTCCTCTGTTTTCTTGGAGTTGTTGCTGCCTAAGTTTTGATAACTCTTTATAGCCTGTCTTAGCAACTTGTTTAGCTAATCCTCGACCATACTCCCGCTTGTACTGACGATTGATCGTATAGCCTAAATAGCCACTCTTTTTTTGTTCTTCAGCAAATTGTTGTGGTGTAAATGGGAAGTTTTCTGGATCGTATGATCTAGGCTCAGCTGTTGCTGATTCAACCTTTGCAACAGATCCAGAATAAGTTCTATGCTCTACGTTATACTTGTGGCCTTTGGTATATAGTGCAACAAATCTATTTTTACCAATTTGTCCAATAGGAACAGATGGCCAAGTTGCCAGTGGCTCAAATCGTGCTTGACGCTCTGGGGAGAGTTCTTGTTCTCGGCTTCCTTGATATGGCCTATCACCACTCATGGTGACTCCTTGATCAAGGACCAATGACTTTTCTCTAGGAAGCTCTGATTGAGATGTGCCTGCCTTTAGATCTCCCCAACCAATATCCTTATTAGATGCCTGTTCAACAGTCTTACTTCCATGATTCCATGAAAAATCTGCTGCGATTTTAGGAATTTCTTTTTCTAAGATACTTGTATTAGTTGAACCTTGTTTAGCAATAGGGTTACCCTGCTTATCAGTTACTGGTTCTGCTCTAAAACTTTCTGCTTGTCGTTTAGATGTTTTTCCTGAAATAATTGCGTGAGCATACTGCCGAATGGTTTGGTTTCCACCAAGCTTTTTTAAGGAAGCTAACGCTTTTCCTAACGATAAACTTGCAGAGTTTAAATGTTTCGCTGCTAATACTCCGCGTTCTTCTCTCGAGGTTGCTCCTGGAGCGTTTGTTCCAGTTACCACTTCAGCATGATGGTTAAGGTGCATTTCTGCATCATTTAAGTGCTTAAAAATAGATGAGGTAGCGTCAGTTCCGTGCTCAGATTCTTTTTCATACGCCAAATTATGTAGGTAATCGCTAATTAGGCTCATTTCACCATGGTGATGAAGTGTAGGGTCAAGAGAATTGCTGTCTGAACGGGTTTCGATGTCGTACTTGCTGTCATCTGCAGGAAGAGAAGGCCTAAAGTTATACCTAGTAGGTTGCTCTGCAGGGGCACTTTCGGGTGCAGCACTATTCCCTGACACTGAATTACTCTTATTATACTCGTCATCAATTGCCCGTAGTTGAGGCCCTAGTGTAGGGTGGCTTAACTGCGACTTTCTGGTGCGCTCCTTATTGGTTTTTTCCATTTTAAGGAGTTTATACTCTGGACTTTTTTTCTCTAAACCACTTAGTGCTGTGTCTAAGTTATCCAGGTGCTCTTGAGTTACAAATTTTGGTTTCTGTGCCATAATTTAGCCCCTAAATTTCTTAGGAATTTTAAATGCGCATATTGGGCAACTAAGTACATCTGAATGATTAGGGCTCGAAGTAATGCTTCCAGCATGTTGCTTTACATACCCGCCTGGGTATACGTGTTGGGTTACGGCCTCATCACCATATCGTCCACGACTAACAGTTGTGCTTGCTTTATCGTGCTCCAGATTTACTGGAGAATCAGATGGCTTAATATCAGTTGCGGGTATTGCAAGCTTATCTTGATCAAAATGATTTGGGTCTAACATTGCTTGATTTAGGTACCCAGCCTCTTTTTGTCTCTCTGTTTGAGGCTTAGGGGCTTCAGTTGGTCTAGCTCCAGAAGCTAACTCTGCTGCAACCTCATTAATTGCTGGGTACTCCATACTTTGGATACTTGGTACCTTAGGAAACCTTTTCTTTAAGGAATCAATGTGTTCTTTTCTTTTATTGTGCTCAGCTATTACTAGAAACCTAAAATCGTTACCCATTTGGTCTTGCTTTCGCTGAGCTTCTGCGTTGGCAAATGCTTCTTTACGAGAGTCAGCACTCGCTTGTTTTTCAGCAGCAATTTTTTCAGCAGTTTTTCCTCTAGTTTTAGGTATTGGTAGTCCCGTTAACTTTACGTTCTTTGTCTTATTAGGACGAACACCAACCCCTGCAGCAGTAGCTGTCATACGCTGTAGAGCTTTTGCTTTCTCTCGTCTAGATGGCTTTTCTACTTTTGGAGCTGAGGCTTCAGCTGCTGCTTGACCCGCAGCAGCTTGCTCACGTTCTTTGGCCTTATTTGGACCACCAGATCTGCTGCTAGGCTTTTTTCCAGCAGGTTTCTTACCGCTATCTTTACTGGCCATTACTTCTTACCGCCTTTGGGTCCCTCAGCTGTAGGAGGAATATAATTAGGTTTTTCTTGTGTACGGGATGGGTCTACACGTGATGCTTTTGCGGCTTTGTCTGCCTCATACAGGTCATCATCTTTAGAAAAATTAGCTTGTGGTACATCTGGCCCAATTTCTGGTTTGCCCATAATGCTAGGGTTGTGTATAGTTGCTCCACCAAAAAATTCTACAGTTCTGGTTCTTTTAGCTTTTCCTGTAACTAACTCTATACTTCTTTCACGTCTAGTAGCGTTATCGGGGGTATTGCCCTTACCTGCTGTGTCTCCACGGACTTTACCGCCACGTCGTGCATTAGCGTTTACGTTTCCAGTACCTACCTCTGCAATTGCAGGTTGGTCATTGCGTGGAAGCTCACCCTGACTTGCAGGTTTTGGTTTTGGAGGCTGGTCTCTCCAATTTCTCTGGTCTTCAATTTCTTGTTCAGATTTTGCAGCAAGCTTAGATGGTCGAGGCGTTCCTCTGCGTGCAAGGCGGCTCTTTGCTTTAGCACGTGATCCTGAAGGTTCTTTTGAGGCTGCTTTATCAAACTTTAGCGCTTCTGGAGAGTTAATATCGTATATTTTTCCACCAAGGCTTATCTCTGGGAAAGGGTTGTGCTGTAACTTGACTCCGTAAGTAGCAGCGCCTTCCATCATTTTGCTTAGCGATGGAAGTTCACTGTTAATATTCTGTCTTTTTAATGCCTCTTGAATATATGGGTGAGACAGAATTTCGTGAGCATCTTTGATGTGTTGCGCTGCTTTTAGGTAAGCTGTTTTACCCTCTGTTTGCCCTGTAATAGTCTTTAGCTTGCGATCACCATCTCGAATATGATTTATGGCTCCGTTATTCCAGGTGTCATCCTCGTTTTCAAAGCCGTTTAGAGACCTATCTGCAAGATCTCCATAAGCGTTTAGAATAGGGTCTTTAGATACTTCTAAACTTTGTCTAATAGTATCCAGCTGCCTGTGCAGTCCAAACAGGTGTTGACCAAAACTCTTGCCAGGCATGGACTCAACAAGGGTTCTGTCTCCAGTTGTTGGTTGTCCAGTACCTCTTCCTGCGGCTACAACAGGGGTTGCTTGCGATTCAATCTCGGCCTTTACACGGTTAAGTTCATCTTGTACTGTTTGGTCTAGTGGCTTTCCAGAACCTTTTTTAGCTCCTGCTGAAGAGGACTTTGGGGCTGCGCCTTCTTCTTTTGCTTTTTGAATAGCTTGGCGTTGTGTATCCCAGTCAGAAGCAGCACGTTCTGCGTGGGCGTTTTGCTCCTGTTGTTCTGGAGTAAGGTCAATACTGGTGCCTTCATACGCGTTATATGTTGCGTGAGGAGGTTCTGGTCTATAACCTAATTGTGCGTGATAAAGTCTGTTGGTTCCAACACTTGATGTGCGACCAACTGGCCCAAACTTTTCAATGTATGATTTTAATGCGCCTGCATTAGGATTCTCTACAGCTTCAGCCATTAGATGCTCTCCAAACTATTTCTATCTGCTCCTGAGTAACCTGCTGGGCTACCCGAATACCACGAAATACGTGGCTCCATGTAAACTCTGTCCAAACTTACGACATCGTTAATATCTGGTTGTGTTCGATTTCCAAAACCAAATCTGTCTGGAAATAGACGGATCTGTGGAAGTGGGGCTCGAACCATTTCCTGAATCTGTTGCCCAGGAATTGTCATAACCATTAACGCTTGCTGGGTGAGGCGCTCCATATTAGATGCCCAAGGTCCATTGTACGAGTATTTTGGCATTGGGTCTGCGTAAGCATCATCCGATGGGGTATTGGTTACCCACGGCTTGGTGTAGTCGTACCTACCGTCAAAATTATTACTCATAAGTTTCCTCTTCTCCGTATACCTCGAAGTAATCAGGTTCTTCTTCAGGGCTCATAGGGGCTGAGGATGAAGTTGGGTACATGTCATTCCATGGCCTCATTTGAGTTTTACCATCGAGATACCCGCGTTGCTGCAAAACTGCAGTCTCGTATTCAAATCCTGCGTCATACAGGTAATCTGACAGCTGTGATGTTCCAGCTACCAATCCCTCTAAACTACCACCAGAAAAGTTTCTGTTTGGTCTAATTCTCCACGGTTCGCTTCTGCGAAGCTGTAGAGGATTGTTTACATCGTCCCAGGGAGAATCAGAATCATAACCACCCGCATACCTCATGGATTATCTCCAAACAGGCTTTAGGTACGCCATAGCATTTGCCCTCTGAACGTTGATTGTTCCAGGGGAATCTGAGCGCATGTTTGACTTACCATCATTAACGAGATGAGGTGCAGGGGTTAGGCGAATGTCCTGAGTGTAGCGAGGAATTCTAAATGTTCCCGAATCTTTATCGTATTTGGCTTTTGCCATACGCTTTAATCCCATTTGATCGTTAAAGCTGTCTGGCCAAAAGTACATTGATGGCTCAATACGTTCACCTTTGTGAACGCCTCGCTGGTATGACTTTTGGCCTAGACGGCTTTTAACTGAATCAAGAATGCGGTCATCACGTCTTGAACGAATCGTTCCGAGATAACCATCAGGATACTCTGCAGAAGGTACACGACCTGTACCAATACGGACAGCATCTAACTCACCACGAGCAACAGGTACGCCCTGTCCACCCTGGTTATTGTAGCCATAGAAACCGTTACCGCCTAGCGATTGCCAGTTTTGGCTAGCAGAAAAGTTATTTACTGCGCCTGCCATTAGTTTTATCCTTCAGAATATCCGCGATGTGCTTCAGGCAGTTCAAAATGAGGCTTATCAGAGTCATTTTGCATAAATGTACCATAAAATCCAGTAGGATTTCTAAACGCCCACATGCTATTCATTCGTCCATAAGTAGCTTTAGCGAATGGGTTAGTCTCTGTTGGTCCCATAACCTTAGCGTTTCCCAATTGATTTGCGGATACAGTATTGTGGGAAATAATGGGGTTGTTTAGAGGCTCTTGTGGGTGGGGGGTAGTTCCCCCACCCAGATTAGGAACACGGTACGTCATAGCTGCCTCGTAAGGTTACTTAGTAACCGTATGCGTCTTGCTCGCCACTCTGGAAGTTAGGTGCCTGACGACCCATAACCGAAGGAATGATACGAGCATTAGCCATGGTTGGACCAAGTGTAGGGTCAACTACTGCAAAACTGGTGTTTGGCTGCACACGGTAAGTGGCACCAACCTTCTCAATGTTTTGACGGTTAGCCTTGCTACCAGGATTAGTTGGGTCACCAGCCTGTACATTCTTACGTGGTACTGGAGTACCTGACAGTGCTGGCATAGGCTGTGCACCACCGATAGGAATGCGAACGCTATTAGCTGCTGCTGCTTCCTGGTAGTTCTCTTCGGAAGTATTGTGGAAACGTGCCATTGGAGTACCTGCTGCCTCTGTGTAAGATGATGGGATGCCAGAACGACGGCGCATACCGTGTCCTACGCTAAAATTGGTTGCCATAAAAGCTCCTTTATCTATTTAATAGTAAGGCTTTTTTACTGGGCTGTAATGGCAAATATCATTGCGGAAATCTCACCATCGTGACTCTTGATGGTGGTAAATCCTGGCTTACAAGTTAGGTCTAGACCTCTTGGTGCCACGTAGCCTCTCGCAATTGCGATTGCCTTTACTGCTTGGTTTACAGCACTTGCACCAACAGCACGTAATTTAACCTGACGGTCTTCATAGATTGCATGGGCAATTGCGGATGCTACGGATTGTGGGTTTGAACCTCCACCAACTCGCAGGAATGGCTCCTCGGTAGATGGTACTACGGTTTCTTCATTCAATTTGTGTTCCTTAATAGTCGATATAGTGCGCCATCCTCCTATTAAGGATACCTTTTTACTCTTGAATGCTGTCTCTAAACTTAGGATCCTTTAACTTTTTGATGATGGTCTTCTCTACATCATCAGTAACATACTCCGCAGCAATTCGTGCTAATCCATAAGCATCTGCTGCGTTGTTATCACGGAGTTCTACACCGTATTTTTTGTAGATATTTAGCAACATAACATCTTTTGTTGCGTTTCCTGTGCCAGCTACAAACTTCTTCAAACTCATTGGAGGAACCTGTAGCGGTGTTTTCAATTGCTCATTTGGAGCGTCATTAAACCAATCAAAAATAACTAACTTAACAACACCTGCTAGTTCACCTAGAACCGATGCGGACTGACTGTGCAGAACAGTGCCTTCCATCGCAATGTCATAGATATCGTTTTTGTTTTGTTCCAAAAACTCTAGCTTAGAAATAATGAACTGTCCGATATCATGGAGTCTTTGAACTCCTCTATATGGAGATGTGTACACCCAGGTCTGATGTTGTTCAGGATGTAAAATATGTACCGCAGACATAGCAAAACCAGTAAGCGATTGGTCGATACCAACTGCTACTGGTCCTGCTACTAATCCGCCATCAAATGTTTTTTCAGGCATTAACTTCTTCTCTTATGGGTAGCTCGGCCATGTCATTTAATTCTGACACAGGAACAGCATAATTGCTTCCGCCCCTCATTGTGCGGTAACTATCATCCATTCCATCCCTACCAACAATCCAACCAACTGCACGAAACGCTGGGGTTACATACCCATTAGCTGAATTCCGCCTAGTCTTCATCTCTGGGCCTCCAACAATCAGAATATAAATCTGATCTGGATCATCTACGCCCTTCTTTAGTCTTAGGCGATGCTTTCCTTCAGAATTCGTAAATGCATAACGAACCTCGTACCCTGGGATGTCGAGCTTTGACTTAAAGGTGTTTACATGTGGCTCGAAGTCGTTCATGCCCAGCATACGAGCTGCCGCAATTTCAGATGCTGCACAGATCATGTGCTGCCAAGCTTCCCAGATATCGCCTTCCGAATAATTGCGATTGCGTTCTGGCTGACCCAGCATTGGGAGCTGTCGTTCCCAACCAACTCGTGCAGCTAGTGCTTCCTCTTTAGGAGTTAGCGAATACATCCACTTCATGACCATGCCCTACTTGCAGCTAGTAATACCGAAACCTTTGAGGAGAGTTTTGCTAGATCAGCACTATTGTTAATGTGATAATCAACGGGATAATCCACCATCTCAGTTTCCGAGATGTGGTTATTTGCTGGGCCAAATCCTGGTCTGCTAATGCGGATGAGGATTCCACCTGCGTCTTTAATCGCTTGAGCTTCATTCTTGAACCTAACGTCTGCAAACACTGCGTTCTCTACACCAGCCTTCTCGACTGATTCTAATGCAATGTTAACCCAGAAATTCTCACCAAAAAGACTGCGTCCAACTTCAGTGCCTAGCTTTTGGAGAAGTGGCCTGATGTCTGGGCTCAATGCCTTTAATTCATCCCAACTAAACTTATCTAGTACTTGGGATAAGGTAACGTAGTTACCCCCAACAGTGATATATGGGTCTAATCGGACTAGTGCTTCTCGCATTGGATCTGCAAACGAGAACTTCGTGAACTCGTAATCCTCAACCATAAAGTCTGCTACGGTATCTTTTCCAGTTCTAGCGAACCCAGTTAGTCCAATCAGCATTAGAGGATGTCTCCGTAGATAGCCCTCATAAGCTTGAGCCAGTTCTCTGGGGTAATCTCGATGTTTTCAGTAGGGTTTGGGTTCCTAAACAACTCAGCGCGGTTGCCTGTAGCTGCGTAAAGAGCCTGGATGATTCGGTTATTTTCCATCAACGTTGACGTGATGCGAGCTTCCTCTAGAAGCTCTTCTGGAGTGAGTGGAGTTGACATTAGATATCCCTTCTAAATCGTTCATTTGAACGTCTTGTTATTTCTCTGCTTACCAGAGAAAGATCTCTTTCATGATTGGTGAGCATCATCTCAAGTAGCTTACGATAAGCGTACTTCTCTTCGTACTCATTGTCAAGATCGATAAGGTCCTGATTATTTGCTATCTCTACCTTAATTAGGGTTACTCGTTCACCCTTGACCTGAGACCCCATGCGCTTTAGCATTAGCGTATTCTCTAGGCGGTCCTTCTCTCTAAGTACCCTACGCTCTTCTAGTTGAGCAAAGGTTACCTGAGAATTTAGGTAGTCGGTCCATGCGGTTACGTGAGTAAATAGCTCACCTAATGACTCAGAATCTAGCTGAGTAATGTCTGATGGCAATACGGGAGCAGCTACGTCTGGTTTATTGAACTTAACTCCCCAGCTGTTGAACTTATCCATTGCGGTCATTTAATCATCCTCTAATTCATCTTCACACATACATGGTGTACAGGCGCAATCTATACAATACATTCTAGTCACTGTATGGTGCGCACTGCTTGCACACTCCACCAGGAGTGTTACTGCACTTAGGGGCTACGCCATCTTCGATTGCATCCAGTACCTGCTTGGCTCCCTCGAACACGTGGGCAACTAGCTCGTAGTCTGCACGGATTGAGGGGAACTCACGATATGACTGGTCAGCCTTCAGCTCATAGATGAAGGTGATCTCTTCTACAGGATTGCCCATTCTGCGCATCAATTCTAGATACATCTGTCCCTGGAGGATGTGGGATCCAAATGGGCGCTTGATGTTCTTCCATGCCTCAAACAGGTCGCCATTAGCTTCCTGCATTAGCTGTGGGGCTTCTGCGCGAATGGTGCCTGGGCCAATGGTCTTAATCTCGATAAGGGTGTCTACACCGATACCCTTGATCCAACCATCGGTGTGGCCTGCGATACGTAGGTTCTTGTCTACCAAGGTAACCTCGTCGTATACCAGCTTTGATGCTGGGGCACCACAGTGCTCACAGGCTTCTGGAGAAGTTCCCCAGGTAACCTTGTCGCATACGAGGCACTCAAACTTACCGTGAAGAACACCCATCTCCTGGAAGTACTTCTGCCACTTAGCGTGGGCAGTGTGGCCCTCATCAAATACGCTCTGAAGACGTAGTGGTGGCTTCTCTGCGATCTTGGTACGTCCTAGAAGAAGGTAGTAGGATGCTCGCTTGCACCAGTCCTTCTTGATAATCTCTGATGGGTGTAGGACATCTGTACGACGGTCGCCTGCTGGACGACCCATCAGGTAACGCTCTACATCTCCAAGAAGTCTTGTTGGCTTTGACTTAGCATCAAGGAACTTTTTTAGGTTTGGATTCATTTTGTATTCCCTTCTCAGTTTCAAAGATGTAATCTTTCAAACTCATTTTATGACTATAGCTTCTTTTCCACTTACGCACAAGTGCGTTACGCTCTCTGTGGGAAAGTCCTCCCCAGATACCGTGCTGCTCATCTGTACGTACAGCTTCCCAAAGACAATACTTTCTTACTGGACAAGCAATCAGCTCGTCAGTTCCAAAGCAATAGGTCTTTGCTTCATCAGCTATTGTTTTGTATTGTGCTTTATCCCTAGGTGGGAAGAAGATGTCTGGAGTATCGATACCGCTACATTCGGCCATCTCATGCCAACTGAAGTCATTATCGCGTAAGTGTTCTGAAATATCAAATTTGTCTTGCACTGTTCCGTAATTCCATAAAGTCATGTTCAAGGAGAATTACGTAGTCTTCACCGTCTAGATGAATTCCAAATACAGGTGTGCGACCATCCATGATGGCTTCGTTGGTTATTTTTTTCAGTTCTGCTGACTGAATGGTTTTGGACTTCTTTCCTGTCCATTTATGCTCAATGAGGAGATCATCACTACGTACGTCTCCCTTCCTAGACCAAAAGGCCCCAGAAGCAGCGTTTACTTTACCGTCGATAGCTTTTGCTAGACGAGCTTCGTGCTTCTGGGACTGCTTTTGGCCTTCGGACTTCATTAGCGAGCGGCTCTAACTACAAACATAATTGCTTCGTTAATAGCAGCTCGGTAAATTTCTGCAGTTCTGTCGTCCGATAGGGACGAGGAAAAGGAGTTTACGTGAGTATTGTGGTTATCAAGATTCCTGATAATTTCACTGCGAAGTTCTTCCGCACCTTCATTTCTCAGATCTTCTCGAATGGACTCTTCGTATGCCTCCATTGCGTCGTAGTTGACGCTGGCATCATTCATCTTACCCATCTTGTCCTTCTTCACTAAAGAAAATTCTTGCTGATAGAATCTCATTTCTGAGTTCCTCAAACAATTCTACCTCTTCACGTACTGAATTAGCAAATGCTTCAGCTCTTTTTTGGCCCCTAATTCTATGACAGTTGGAGCATACTAGCTCGCACTTTGCTACCTCTTCTAGAATCCTAGACTTTGACCATTTTCTAGAACGAGCAGTAGACACATCTGCTGTCTTTTTAAACTCAGGTAAATGGTCAAAATCCATACATACTGGAGGGTAGTGAGTACCACAGTCTGTGCATGGGCCTGATTTTAACGAGTCAACCCAATCAGATATTTTTTGTCTAGCTTTTTGCTCTTTAGCCCTTATTTCTAATGGTCTTTGTCTACGTAGTTCTTTTAGTGATGAAGTCATTAGACTAGAGTGACACTTCTTACAGTTTGTACGAAGATATTCTTTATTTGCCGATTTAGAATAATAAGAATAAAAAAAGTCTGTAGTAGCAGGAAAGCTATTTAAGCAAGATTTACAAGTTTTATTTGTCATAGATAAACTATACCCATAACTTTTGTAAAAGATTGCTTAAATAGCTATTACTAATTACTCTGCGTCTTCTTGAGAGAAAAAATGTTGAGTGCTTAGAATCTCCGACCTAAGTTCCTCAAATAAATCTACTTCTTCTCTCACAGAGTTAGCGAAGCTTTCAGCTCCCTGCCACTTACGTTCCTTGTGGTAAATCCAGCCACCCTTGCGCTCAACTACCTGCTGGATGATGGCTAGTGCCACAATCTCCTTGGCAGTATCAAAGTCACCTGGGTTGTAGATGCTGTTGGCCTTGAAGTAGAAGTCAACGGATGCAACCTGGTAAGGTGGAGCAGTCTTGTTCTTTACAGTCTTCATAATGATCTGCTGACCTACACGCTGCTCATTATCTCCTGAGCCAACCTTAATCCAGTCCTTACGACGAATCTCGGTACGGGTGAAGTAAGCATAATCCTTACCAACGCCACCTGGAGTGGTGCGAGGGTCTCCGTGCATTACGCCAATCTTCTGACGCCACTGGTTGATAATGATACCTAGGATAGGGCGCTCTGACTCTAGAAGGCTACGCTTCATAGCTGCGCCTGCCTTACGGAAGAACTTATTGGTTAGCAGTGCTCCACGACCAACGGTCATTTCTTCCATAGTCTTTTCGTCCTCTGCGCCAGGAACCAGAGCAGGAAGGGAATCAATGACAATGGCATCAACAGACTTAGACTCAGCAAAAGCAAGAACAGCGTCATACGCATCCTCCATAATGTTCGTCTCAATTACAATTACACGGTTAGTATCTACGCCACACATCTCGGCATACTCTGGCACCCACTGCTCTGCAGCTACCCAGACAGTTGTAAACTCTGGGTCTTTAATCTGGTTGGCTGCGATGGTCTTTAGGGCCAGTGCAGTCTTACCATGACTTGGATCACCAATTAGCTCATTCCACTGGTTAGCAGGGAACCCGCCACCGAGGATGTAGTCATAAGTAGTAGAACCAGTGGTGAACCTCTGCATTAAATCACTGCGGATGTCTCCACCAATTACCACTGCTTCTTTGCCCAGCTTCTTGTTGATCTGGGCCATAAGCTTTTTGGCTTCTGGGTTAATCAATTGTTTCCTCTCTTACGTCTTCCAGAATTACATCTGCAAGTTCTTCTAGGAGTTCGGCATCTTCGGTGCCGCTCTCCATACCAAGGCTGTTTAGGTCTTTGGCTACAGACTTAAGAAAGTCAGCTGCGTGGTAGAGCCCATCATTGAAGCCCTGGTTGTATTCGTTAAATCCCATTATCCGTCTATTCTTCCGATGATTCCTTGTGGGTTCCAGTTGTTGGAGGTGTCATTACCTAATGACGCTTTTGCCGTGCCTTCAACATGTGCACCAGCGAGGCCACCGAAACGTGAACCCGACTGTTGAACGGGGTATCCGCAGTCATAACAGCGGAATGCGATCTGAGGCGATGGAGACATGTAATTATTCGACCCGCAGTCAGGACAGTAATTATTCTGCATAGCACTCGTCGCTTGGCGGGGTGGGCCCTGTTGTTGAAACGTAGGCATCGGAGCCATCGGTTGTTGTGACGGTGGCATAGGAACAGTATTTGCTGGGCGACCCTGTTGAACAGGTGGATTGGTGCTCAGCTTGTTAGCCCACCAACTTGCGTTATTCATCGCTTATCCTTAGGTATAATCAACAAATCCATATCAATTAGCTGGGAAACTGCTCCCATTAAAACATTGAAAGAAAACTCTTCTAGAACCTTCTTACGAACCTTCCAAATTTCTGTGGAAAGGTCAGATAGTTCTGAGGCTGCGCCTTCTTTGGATGGGTCTCCCTTTATTTCAGATAGCGCATCCTTCAACTCAGAGTGAGAGTGGACATTAGACCCCTCAGCAAGGAGCTTGCTATAAGCGTACAGCAAAGGAATTAGGTAGGCAATTCGCTCTACACGAGCATCGCTAATCTCTTCCTCATGAGCTGCGCCCTCATCACTGATTGGAGAACAACCCAATGCAACGCTAATCTCGTGTGCATGAGGGATCTGTGAATCAAGAACAAATGCTCTTGTTCTGTTTTGTACATCAGACAAGTAGTTAATCTTGTCTTTATTTTTACTCTTCTTTTTAAACATTACTTTGCCTGACCCCACTTGTCTACAACGTAGACTTCTGCTTTTAGAGGAACTGTAATCTGTGGAAGACTGAACCCTTCCATAGAGAACTTGATTGCTTCTGCAACTTCTTCTGCACGATCTTCTGGGCAGATAGTTACCAATTCATCGTGGACAGTAAGCACCACGTTGATGTCTGGCTCGTTTACGAAGCAGGAGTGTGCACGAACAAGCGCAAGCTTCATGATGTCAGCAGCACTGCCCTGAATCATAGTGTTGAACGCTTGACGCTCAGCACGTGCGAGTCTGCCCTTGTCATTAGTCAGCAAGTCAGGGATGTAACGCCTACGACCAAAGATGGTCTCTACGTATGGCATCGGTGACTTTGCTGACGCAAAACGAATTACCTTTGCCTTGTACTTGGCAATGGAAGAAAACTCTTTTTCGAAACGGGCAAGAAGATCTTTTGCTTCTTTAAGGGTACAGCCAATGGACGTAGCAATCTTGTCTGGCCCAACGCCATACGAAATGGCAAGAACAAGTACCTTACCAGCTTTGCGATCTACACCCATAGTATTACCAATTGTAGTGTAGATATCTCCACCAGTCAAATAGTTGTCTACTAGTCTCGGGTCTCCTGAAAAGGCAGCAATGATTCTGGGCTCAATCTGAGAATAGTCAGCCACAACCAGTCGATGGCCTGGGGGAGCAACGAATAGATTACGCACCAGCTTACCGTACTCACCAGAAGAGGGGATATTTTGCAGGTTTGGCTCAGAAGAGCTAAATCGACCAGTCTCGGCCCCATGAGATTTAAAGTTCGTGTGTACACGACCATTAATGAGTAGTGACTTCTTTTCAATATACTTCTTTTTACCATTAGTTTCCCGTTCGACTACACCTCCAGTATACGGAGTTACGTATGTAGTCATGAGCTTATTCAAGTCAGCATACTCAAGAAGTGCATCTACGAGAGCATCTTTACCTCTGAAGTAATCGAGCGCGTCTGCAGCTACAGAGAAGTGAGTGTAGTCAAGCTTGTCTGGGGTTGCTCGGTAAACTACTCGACCCTTGTCGGTAAGAGTGTTGCCATACTTAGGCATCATTGGAAGTCGTGGCTTCTCACCGTTTGGGCCAGGTGCGTAAAGCAGTCTTTGCTTTACAGGAACCGAGTTGATTGCAAATGCTTCTCCAGCAACCTTGAACGCTTTTGCTTTTGCGGTCTCTCGGTCCGTCTCAATCTGTTCTGCTAGGACGCCCAACTGAGTCTGATCGATGTACGCTCCAGTGAGCTCCATGTCGCATAGTGCAGACAGTACATCCATCTCGAGCTTCCATACCTTGCGAAGATTGTCTACGATCTTTGCGTCAAGAACCTTGTACAGCTCCCAAGTAAGTTGTGCGTCTAGGCCCGAGTAGTTTGCTACTTCTGAGAATGCATGTAGAGCAACGTTCTCTCCTACACCCTTTTCCATTACTACACCAAGCTCGCGCTCAACACACGCCTTCAAACCAAGAGAGTTCTTGTTGAGATTGTTGGTAATCATCGCGGCAGTTAGAGTATCAAAATGTGGCTTGGATGGAACACGGCCACCGTAGTACTTTGCTACGGACTTCAAGTCGAACTTAGCGTTGTGAGCAATCTTCAACTTGTCGGAAAACATGACAGGTTCGATTGCCTTGAATACTTCTGCTGGGGTTAGCTGAGTAGGAGCTGGGCCAAACTTAGCTTCCCACTTACGAGTGTCTTTTGAGTAGTGTGACTCAAGAAGCTCTTTGCCCTCTTCTAGGCGACGCTGGCCCTGTAGAAGTAGTGGCTTTTTCCAATCAAGAAATTCACCATTAGGATGCCCCATAGGAATGACGTCCGTACGTCCCTCAGTAGCAAAAGAAATCCAGCAAACGTCATTGATTACTGGATAAAGTCGGTCTTCACCGATGGTTTCTACGTCCCATGCAAATGCATCTACTTTGGAGTAATACTCAACAAATTCTTGTAGCTGCTCTTTTGTAGTAATGATATTCATTTTCGCCTCATAAATATGTGAGTGGGGGACCAGGACAGAAGGGAGGAAGAACCTGGTCCCCCACGTTTGGGTGGTGAGTCTAGCTTACTAGCTGACTAGACCACGCGCAATGGTCAGCAGCTCATCACGAGGCGATGCGATGATAGCTGACTCGTCATAGCGAGATGCATTCTCTACAATCTCGGCTACTTCGTCTGGGTCGAGCTCAAACTCCTCGGCCAAGTCGGTTGCTCGTACACGGTCAAGAGTGTACTGGGTGTCACGGCCCATGCCAAGACGCTTGATCTCCCAGAAGTAACGGCTCAGTGGGCCCTTCTTAGGGTCCTCGTGAGCTGCCTGGAGAAGCTTAGCAAGGGTAGGAACTGCTACCAGAATCTGAGTGGTTGGCTCCTCGTCCGAGAGTACGACTACGTTAAAGGCGAACTTTGGACGTGGGTGGTCACCAGCAATGGTGCAGAGAGGGCAGTCGTCACCAAGGCAAACGAACGAACGGCGTACCTGTCCGTTGTCAACCCAGTGCTCTTCGTATACCCTGAATGGCTCATCGTCAAGGAAACGAACAAGAACACCCTGCTCGGAGAACTTGACAAAGGTGGTCTTGGTGTCTGAACTAGCAGACTTCTTCTTGTTAAGGAATGCATTGGCAGCTGCCCAACCAGCCTGGCTAGTCGTACCGTGCTTAGGCTTTGCCTGTGGCTCGTCGTCTACCAAGTAGTCGTCTGCATTCATAATTGGACGGTTGATCATGATTCGTATTTCCTTTGTTGTTGGGGCTTTCGCCCAGGTTGTAGGAGGCCTACTGGCTCTCTTTTTCCACGGATTCTTTCCACTTACTAACGAGAGTATGTGTTAAGTCTTCGTGTTGTTTCCATTCTACACGCGCTGACCCTAAAAGTCCACGCCTTTCGAATTCTTTTATGGTTATTTCTATTAGATCCCGAGTGTACACGCGGTTTCCATTTACCTTTTTACCATTTAAACTCTTGGAACGCAAGCGGTATGGAGCAATTGGGATAAATCCTTTTTTCTCCCAGTACCGAATGGTTACAACTTCTTTTTCCAGAGCTTGAGCAAATGCGCCTACGGTGAAGAGCTCAACCTCTTTACCATTGAGAGTCTTAATAATTGGGTTATCGTCCCAACCATTGGTGTCCTCAAGGATCTTACGTCGCATCTTTTGTGCGACAGGGTTGTCTTCACGACGTGGCTTCTTAGAGCCTGGGACAGTGGTTATACCGTCAAAGGCTCTAAGAATCTCTTCGTCACTACGTAGGCCAGGCATTTTACTTCTTAGGGGTCCTTAGTGCCCAGGTCACGCTTGCTGGAAACATATCGTCGAGTTCTTCTTCGGTGATGTCGCCGTTATAGTAAGCGGCCATTAGGGCCTCTTCGTTGATTACGCGCTTGGTCTCGTAAATCTTGTCGCCAATACCCTTAGAGTTGATAATCGACTCTGCAAGTGGCTCGTTCAACTTACGTGATACTCGACGCTGCTTTTCAAGGCGAACTACGCCATCAATTGGATTATCCAAAATAATGTTGATGTTGCCGTTTAGGTCTACTTCGCCATCCTGGTCCAGAGCAGCAAAAAGCTTCTCTCGTAGTTCCTTGGAACGGGACTCCAGAGTGTCGATAGAGGTCTTGAGACGGATGTACTCTTGGACCTGGGTCTTAAAATCATTTGGTGAAGCAAAGGTACGTACTGCTTCTGGTGATGCTTTTGCCATATTATTCTCCCGATAATCTGTTTTCTAAGAAGTCTAATAAACTTCCTACAGTTAAATCTACACCACCTTTTGCATTAATTCCAGTACCATCCAGAATTGCTCCAGCAATGTTTCCTTTTTGTTTTAGCATATCCCACTGACGTTGTTCAATGGAACCATTAATTAGTATATCTTGAATTGTTATGGTTGACCAGGTGCTAGATGTGCGGTTGATGCGACCGTTACGCTGCACTGCAAGACCAGAAGACCATGGCTGGTCGTAGTTGAGCAGGAGATTTGCTTGAGGCAAGTCAACGCCATAACCGCCAGCGTCACTGCTAACAAGAACACGAATATGCGAACGGGTTTGAAACTTGACTTTTGCGTCTTCTTTTTTGACCGCATTCATTTCTCCTGTGTAAGCAACAGCTCCATAACCTTTTGCATTAAGTCTATCAACTAGCTCAGACACTGAATCTAAGTAAGATGTGAAAACGACTGCTTTGTATGTGTCATCAATTTCGAGGTGGTCTTCCAGGTATCGCACTGCAGCATCGAGCTTTGGTGTCTTTGATACTCCGTGCAAAACATCGCCAAGATTGTACACGTAAACACTGCCTTTTCCATTACCTTCTTCAAAGTTTTTGTAACTTTGCTTTAGGACGTTTGGGCTGGAGCACAGCATTCTTAGGGCAGATATTCTTGACATCACCTCACCACGCAATTGGTTGGCTGGGTCATTTGGGTCAAACGATTGGCCATAGTGAGCTGATAGATTGAAATTTGATCCCAGAGTCTCTCGGGCCTCAATCAACACCTCGCAAAGATCAACAGTAATTTTGTTGTACAGTCTCTGCGCAGCTGAATCCAGTTTTACTCTAATTGGTTCTCGGTAAATTGCAGTTGGAAGATACGGCTTAACATCTTCATCATTTTGAGATTTACGCACTGCATATTTCATAACTGTTTTGTGAAGGGTGGGTAGGTTTGTGTACCTTTGTACTCCACCAAAGTGATTGCGAACAATAAACGTCTTATCAAAGATATCGAATCGTCCAAGAATCTTTGGATCTACAAACTGCATAATTGAGTAGATCTCTTCTGGTCTACCGTTTTCTACAGGTGTGCCAGTCAGGGCAAATCTAACAGATACTTTTTTAGAAAGTTCTTTTACTTTCTTTGCTCTCTTTGCTTTGAATCCTTTGATGGCTGTAGCCTCATCGCAAACCATTGCTGATATAGGGAGCTTATTCAGGATGTCCCAGTCATTTACTACCTGTTCGTAGTTCATAATGACATAGTCATACTCGCTGGATTTCTCGTAAAGCTTGTGACGTTGAGAAACTGAACCGTCAATTACGAGAGCAGATTTGTCTGTGAACTTCTCGATTTCTTTTTGCCACTGGTATTTGAGGGAGGCAAGGCAGAGAACTAAAACAAACTGTTCGCTATCAGCGAACTCACCTTTATCTCTTAAAGTTTCAATTGCAGCAATGGTCATTGGTGTTTTTCCAAGTCCCATTTCATAGGCTACTAGGATGGTTTTTTGATCAACCATCTTTTCAACAGCTTCAACTTGATAAGGTTTGAGCGTTCCCTTGAACATAGGCAGACTCTCCGTATAGTGCAGATATGGCGTTTTCGATACCCCAACGAATCTGCTCTTCGGTCATATCGCCAGGGTCTTTGCTGTCACTATTACCATAGTTGAAAAACCATAGGTTTATGCCGTATTTACGAGCCCACTCAGATATTTCTTTTGAAGCTTTTCTTCCTGCAGAATCGTTGTCAAAAGCAGCGATTACCTTATCTGATGCACGAAGAAGCTTGAGCTGGTCGTCGCTCAGACCTGAGCCACAAATTGCAACTGCGCTCTTGTACCCGATGCTTGCAAGACGAACACAGTCAAGCGGAGACTCAACTACAATGACCTGCTCTTCACTCTGATTTGCAAGACCAAACAAAGTCTTAGACCTCTTGAGTCCTGTTGGACGGTTGAAGAATGTCCTGTGAACTGTGCCCTTTTCCTGCCAACCAATCAAACGGTTGAAGTGAGGCTCATAAAGGGGAAGAATCCAGTTCTTCTTTTTATCATCCCAAAGAACACCGAAAGCTTGAGCTGCCTCAAGAGTGATCTTGCGAGAGTCAAGAGCGTCTTGAGGTGGGTCAATGAAAACTGCTAGGCGAGCCTCAGACATTTCCAGAGGCTTGATTTCTTCCTTGATGTAGTTGGGAAGTGAGTTGAAGATATCCTGAAGCTTTTCAATGGGAACCTCAGATACCTGAGCAATCCACTGTTGAGCCGCCTCGTAGTCATATCCAGTGATCTTGCCGTATGCCTGTACATAAAATTCGTTAATGTCGCAGACAAGCTGGGCCAAGTTACCCTTGTAACCACAAGAGAAGCAGATGTGCCTACCAGTGTCTTGGTTTACGTACCATGATGGCGAGTGGTCTTCCTGACCAGTTCTCTGTCGGTGCATGGGGCACAGAGCGCGAAACTCTGTGCCCGCATCGACTGCGTCAATACCTAAGGCTAGTAGAACAGCCTCAACATCAATAAACATTTACACCGTAAATCGAAGTCTTGCAGTACTTGCAGGTACCTGCTTCGTCCTCATCATGAAAGCAACCAGTTTTCCAGTTCCAAGTGATAGAGGTAGACTTTGGCTCACAGTTACGAGCCTGGACTACCTTTAGGGTTCGGAGTCGATCTTCACCCTCAATTGGTTCTAGACCAAGAATAACATCAGAGTCTTGGAAAAAGGAAGAGGAGTAACCAATTGAGTCTGCGGTTACCTTTCCAGACTTCATCTTCCAGAGAAGAGTCTGAGTGGTAATCACAATTGGAATGTTTAGACGCTGTGCGACACGCTTGAGGCCACGAGTGATGTTAGTCAGTGCCTGGGGAGTGTTCGAGTCTCCTGAGACCTGGTCAAGCATCAGGTACACACCATCAACAAAGATGATGTCTGGCTTCAGCTGTTCGGCCTTGGCAACCAGAACGTCAATCGTAACGCCACCGACTGCATCAATAAAGTTGAATGGCTTCTCGGTCTTGAGCTCCTCGATGGTCTCCTCAAAACGCTCCAGCTCGATGGCGTCGAGCTTTCCCAGCCTGAAGTTGGTTGAGTTGAGGTGTGACCGCATAGCTAGGTAGCGGTGAGACTGCTCAAAGTTGTTCATCTCGAACGACTGGAACATAGGAGTCATTCCGAGAGAGTGAACGTGAGCTGCCATACGGAGAGCAATCTGGGACTTACCAGTCTTTGGTGGAGCAACCAGGGTAATCAGCTGGCCGCCCTGCAAACCAGCAGTAGCCTCATCGATTGCCTTGAAACCAGTTGGCACACCAAGAAGCTCGGTGTTCTGCATGTTCTTGTAAGTTTCCAAGAACTTCTCTGGATCTTTGGTGATGTCCAGAAGATTAGTGCCAAGGTTGCCCTGCTCGTTTACGAGAGTGACAGTCTTGCTCATCTCGCTGATAGCAGCTTCGTGGTTGTTAGTTGTAAGCTGTTCGATTACGGTCTGAACACCAGTTCGGGTCAGCGTCCTACGACGGTAAGCAACCATCGTGTCAATCAGATACTCAATCGTATCTTCGACCTTGAGAATCTTGAAATTTGGGAAGTTGTCTACAACAGCAACAATGCTCGGAACTTCACGATAGTTCGAGTAGTGCTGAGTGATGAATACCCAAATGCGACGTAGGTCGTCGTCAACAATCCAGTCAGGGGTGATGCCCTGCTCAAGTACAGGAATGATGTTTCGGTCAGTAAGAACCTTGCTTACAAGGCGGTACTCGTTATCGTGTGCCATTTAATTTCCCTTCTAATGGCTTTTATTATAGGTTATCTAATTCAATTCCGTAAGAGCCATATCGCATAACTCTTTCCCTAACATCCACAATTCCACGAAGGTTATTGCGGTAAGGGATCTCGGCAATAAATTCATCTAAGCTCGGGTAAACCTCTGCGTAGTTGAATGGATTGCCACCTCTTCTATCGAGCCTGTCCATAATCTTGTCCAGCTCTTCTTGACGCCACTCATCTTCTTCTGTCGCAGCAATCTCAAGAGATAGGCCATATTTATTTGACAAGTTCCAAAGATGGGAGAGGTTCAGGTGGTTTAGCTTATCTACTTTTCTGATTTGGCTTTTAGATAAGAAACCTGACCGCACCTCCACCAACGAAGACTCCGCCACCACATCCACCATAACTATGATGCGTGGCGAAGTCTCGTTGGATATATCTCCATTAATCAATTACTTCGATCTTCCCGTACTTGTACACGAAGTCTCTCCAAGAATCCAGGCTGTTCATGGCTACAAGACCATCCTCGTCTGGAACCTCGATTGGAATCTGAACTACATAGTTTCCCTGGTTCTCAAGGATCTTAGTACGAACAAACTTTGAGTGATTGCACCTACCTGCGGCCTCAAATACCGAACAAGTGCAGCGAACCTTTGAGCTGTTGTGCTCGGCTACCAAAACTTCTGCAATACCTTCTTCACCAAGGAATAGCTGTACAAGCCTCCACTTAATGTCCATCGAAATATCCTTAATCATAGTTGACGCAAATCCTCATTACTAGTTAGTCGAACACGCTTAAATGCCTCATAAGCAAAGCTACCCATAGCCTCACCGTACTGGTTTTCCCACTTCTCACGCGACACGTTGGTCGTGATGATTGTTGGTAGACCCCTATCGTATCTTGACCGAAGGATCTCGTCAAACGAAGCATCGTTAAACCCTGCTCCCTTGTATTCCTTACCAAGGTCGTCGAGAATAAGTACCCGTACATTCAGACTATCATCTGAAGCTCGTCCGTGGAAACCTTCCATTTCGTGGAACATGTTTCGCTTGGTCTCAGGGTCAGCATCAATCATCGACTTCTTGCGAGAAAGAAACTCTGGGTAGGTCATGTAGTAGATAGGGCGGGCATCCTGACCAAAATCCTGGTCCTGATAGGCAAGGATGAGCTTTGCCAAGTCCTCGTCTTCTGGTAGGCGACGGATAAGCTCCATAGCAGTCACAACTGCGTGGGTGGTCTTACCGATACCTGGGGCACCATCAAACAGAAGTCCGACACCAGTAGTGCCGATGCCACCAATACGACGAATGACCTCACGGTTGAGAACTCGCTCAATCCACTTGTCAATCGACTGTGGGAACTCGCCTGTGGTGTCTGCGATGTCCTTTGGCTCAAGACCAAGGAATCGACGTGGGATATTCGAATTACGAAGTATCCAGTTTCTCTGTAGCGGAGTTAGTTCCGCTAGGTTGTATGCCATTTAATTTCCCTTCAAATTGGCTTCGTATGCTTTAAGTTCTAACCTACCTGACATTGAGTTGTCAAACTCGGTTCCATCAGAAGCATAAACATATTCTGCAGTGCTCTCTGGATCCTTGTCAAGCTTTTCTTCCATATCCATCGAAGTGACGATGGTGTTCATGTTGTTGGTGATGGCGTTGAGGAACATTCTGTGAGCGTTCTTTGGGTACTTACGCACTGCTACGAGGTTTCGCTCATCTGACATGAACCTATCGAGGGCCTCAAGTTCAATTACTGCAGTGACATGAAATCGGGCACGGTTTGCTGCGAGTGCGCCCCAAAGCTCTTTGGTGTTTACAACTCCTGGGTATCCACGAAGCTTTGCATAGATCCTGGATGAAAACTCTGAAGCGACATCTGCTGGGGTCCACTCTTCTTGTGGTCTTTGGTGCCTCGTCTTTGGATCTCTCTTGTTTACCTTTTTGGTTTTGCTGGGTTCTGATGAGAAATCACCGAGAATGAACCCATCATCTTCATTCCATTTATTGACCATTTTTTCCTCCAATCAGGGCGTCAGCCCTAAAGATAATACGAAGTATTATCTTTCTAATACTTAGTTACATAATACGTAATTACGTATATTACATACGCTGTTGATGTTCACTTTTTATGAGCTTGTACTTGTTGTAGTACAACTTTCCGTAATTACGCTTTGTGCGAACAACTTGAAGCATACCAGACGCAGCAAGAAGCGCAACAGATTTTGACAAAGAAGTTCGTCCATACTCGGTGACTTGAGACAACTCTGCCATGGATATGACAGATTCACCCCACCTGTCAGCAGAAGCCGTAATAGCTTTCAGGACCGTGAGTTCGCGTTTATTCATTCAATACCTTCGGTTAGTTACCTTAGGTTTAGAGGTTACACCATTAATCAAAATTATCCAAGTGGTGGATAAAAATGCTGTCGCTAAAACAATTGGTATCAGTACCCAAGATAGGGGATACAGCGCAACAGTGACAGTTGATAGCAAAAAAATTGTGGCGTGTTTAACCCAGCCCGAAGAGCGGGCTAACTCGACTAAGTATGTGATTGCAAAACTGCAAATAAGAAGTGTAAAAAAAGTGTCCATGCACTAAGTCTACTAGCAAACACCTGTCGCTTCTACCACTACCGAGGAACCATAACCAGAAGTAATGACATATGGCGTGTTCATCGGCAAAAACTTTGCAATAGTGTTTTCGAGGTTTACCAAACGAACATCCTTTGAAGGATAGGCGTATGAGGTTGACTGGTTTGCTGTGCTAACCCAAGCAGCACCTCTGTAGATGTAATCCCCATCAAAGAAATCAGTTGGCGAATAAGCGGCCTCAACCTGAGCAGAGTCAAACCTTAGTCCGTAGGTTCCAGTAGCACCAGTTCCAAGCTCTACTTTTGCCTGTAACTGGGCAGTTCCGATATTAGATGGAACATACAAAGAAACATAGAACCTGTTCCAAGAAGGTGTGGCAGTAAATTCCTGAGACGAAGCAACGTACACGGGGTTATCACTTGTTCCAAAGTTAATGATGGTGTTTGAAGAATCCACAACAGAGAGGGACAACTTCAAAGGAATTGACGCAACAGCGCTGCTCTGACCTTGGCAATAAATTGAGAAGGTGTAGTACTGGCCCAGAGGAACAACGTCAGTCGCATTGGATGTTAAAGAAAATGCTGGGCTTGCACTTGCGGTAAGGTTAACCATGTTACTTCCATCAACAACACCTGGAACTGTTGACGTGGAATAAGTTACTGCTGAATCATTTACGTGAGTCCACCCAGGACTTACATTTGAAAATGAAGGATCTTTAATAAAGTTTACCTTCGTAGGACCCAGGTAAATCTCCGCAGCTCTTGCCTCATGAAAGTTAGACACAGACGAGCTTGCTAGCTGCAGCATGTCTAAGTGGTAGGTATTTGCCACTGAGAAGGTAAGAGTAATTGCTGCATAGGCAGCGCCTGAAGGGGCTGTAGCGTTTACGGAAGACTTTACCCAGCTAGTTGTAACGGTGTAAGCACTTAAGGTGCTGGTGCTGATGCTCGCGCCCTTATAGTCATACCAAGTAATTGCTGGAGTGATAGTGCTGGCAGTAGAGTTTACCTTTTTTGAGTAATAGGTAAAGTAGTACGCGTTTCCTGCCGTAACAGGGACTGCTTTAAACAGGGGAGAGTCATTTCCCAAAGAAAGTGTGCGTGAAGAACCAGTCGTTACAACTTTTCCAACATATGTGTTATTGACTGAGTATGACTCCCCAGAAGGACCACCAATTGTCGAGTCAGACGTGAGTGTTACTCCAGAGCCTGCAACCCAGTTACCTGTTGTCTTGTAAAAAGAACTGTCCTGAATAGAGAGAAGCAAATTCGGGGAAACTGTAACAGTTGTTGGATAGCTAGTTAACGCTTCGCAATAAGTTTTAATGCCTAACATTGTGCCTTTATTTTTGTAAATATACGGCACCTGCCTAAGAAGATTCTTCTGAGTCTTTAAGGTTGTGTTAGATAACGAGGGTAACCCATAGTCATTGGATAAGACAGGAATAAAGTTAGGGTTAATATCCAATAAAGAGAACGTCTTCAGAAGTAGTTCTGCAGAAGTCTGGATCTCATCAAGAGTGTAAGAGAAGCCACTTAAAAAGTCGTAAAGAACAGAGTGTCGAACTTCTGATCCAACCAGGTCAGATAGCTCATCGGTTGAGCTTCCGTAAATTGTTGTAAAAATTCTAGGAAGAAGATTAACGAACTTATCTTCCGAGGTAGACAGGGTCACCCCATCAGGGGTAACGGCATCGTGCTTTTTTGGGATGATGATTGCGTCATACCCAATTGGTGTCCAAGAGTTTGTTTTTGAGTTCAATGTCCAGATTGTGTAATAACAGTATCTTCCAGTAACAATAGGAAGAGATGGAGCAGCACCATCAGTTGCAGTAGATACTGACGCAGTTTGGCCATTTAAATACCACTCGTAAACAACTACGCCATCGTCAGCAAACTCAGAGAATCCATCTTGATTTCTAAGCAACCTAATGCCAGTAATATTATCTCCAGTAATGGCAGACCAGTTGATAGTTACAATCGGTCTAGTAACCTTTACTGACACACCATTAATAACTTCTAAAGAAGTGTTTGTAACGCTAGCTACAGCGGTAATCTGACCAGCAGAGTTGGCTATTTTCGCGGAGTTACCGTAAAGAGTTTGAGGAACAACAGGGTTGCCTTTAGGCAACCCATTACTGTACTTAAAAGTATTAAAGATACCCATCGATTAGACCTACGCAGTCCCACCATTTATTACGTTAATAAACCCACCAGGAGTAACAGCCGTTACAACAGTTCCAGAAGAGTTTTTAAAATTGAGCAAGTTTGCTGTTGAGCCAGAGGCAGCTGTGATTGTCAGTCCAACCGTGCTTGTGCTCCCTTGGGTAATTGTGGATCCACCAGCAATATCGACTCTCGAATATACGGAGGAGTACACGCCTGCTTCGATATTGTCCAAACGAGCTTTAACCGTAGTCCATGCAGTTGTGTCTTTTGTAAAGGTAGCAAGGCCCCAAGTAGGAGATACGTGAGGGTTAACACCGACAGTGGCCTCAATCTGAGAAACCTCAGCGTACAACGAGTTCACGTCATCAGCAACTACTGGGCTAACATTATCGCTACGGTCAGTCCAAGTGTGTAGACTTGTTGGGTAATCAGCAGGCATAGTATCTCCTAAGATCTATAGTTTAAGTTTGCCTGATTACAGGCTATTTTTCAGGTCTTACTTGACCTGCGTGATTGTTGCTGCAATAGATGGGCTCATTGGAGTAACAGGGGTAGTTCCTGCAGCCAGAGCCTCTAAGAAAACGCTCGTGCTTTCAGCTTGCCAGAAGAACTCAATGTAATCATTGGAGTTTAATTCCAGTAGGTAGTTCCATGAGCTAACCATTTGACCATCAACTCGACCATGAGCAGCAGGTACCGTTAACTGACCATTGGAGGCTGGTATATCAGTACCATTTTGTCTAATCCAAAGATTTGCATTGTAGATAGCATTATCCGTGTTTGCTACCTGGGCAGAGAACTGCACGTTGTAAACCCCACCATGTGTGACCGTAATCTTAGAGCCATCAACTATTGAAATTCCTTCTCCACCATCTGAACTATTAAAAGTTAGCGGATAGGCTGTAGTCGTAGAGGCAATATGATGGGCAGTAGTGTCGTAAAAAGAACCCCAGTTCTTAGGGGCTGTTAACCCTGTAAATGTTCCTAACCAAATAGGGTACGAAGGGTCACCACCTTCAAACGCAACAAATACACCATCCCCAATCTCAGGAAGGTGCCTAACTACGTCAACTTGATTAACTCCCCAAGCCCAACCAGTTGCAGAATCACCAAATACTTGAGGTATCTGTAACCTAAGACGGCCAGTATTATTGGGGTCATTATTGTCAAAGACAATTCCTCGATAAATACCAAAAAATCGTCTATTTCCTAGATCATCCTTTATCATGATGCGCGAGTGATCTTAATCGTATAGGTATTAGTGTCCAAAGTGTCCGCAGTGGTAACCTTAACAACAACAGTTGTTGTTCCTACTGCAGTTGTTATGGTGTAGGCACCTGCGCTAGGAGACACTGGTGTGCCATTAGAAGTTACGACTAACGTGCAAGTATTATCCCAAGCAGTTGGGGTTAGTACCGTAGATGTAGTACCATTTGGAACTGCAATAGTATAACCAAACACATGAGAAGCAAATATTGGGGATAAGGTTCCAACACTGGTCGTCAGTGTTGCAAGAGACGCAATTGGGTACACAGCGGTGTTTGTATCTGTAAATACAAACAGCTCACCATTAACTGGAACTAAATTAGTTCTTGCGTTACTTCCGCCATTTCGGTACAAACTGATTGCTTTAAGTGATAAAACACCTGGAGCATTAATGACGCTAGCTTCAATTTGTTCTGGGTAAAGTATTTCTCCAAAGCTAAGGAAGTTATATCCAAAACCGTAAATAACACCATACTTAATGTTGTTAATTACTTGATCGTGGGTATATCCAGTTAGTTTTCTGTATTGAATTTGAATTTTAACTGGGATATAAGTTGGAGGAGAAACGGTTACTGATACACCAATTTGTGTTTTATCAGAAAGGTAGTCAAGAACACTTGCCTGTAAAGTTTGCCAAGATGAAGTTACGGTAGTGTTAGTTGGGTCATAGCCAGGGTAGAAATCAGTCGAATCGTTTGTTACACTTGGGCCCATGTAAATTAATACTGAATTTGGCTGAGTGGCAAGTGCTAAGGTTTTTCCGACCTGGTCCACAGAAAGTGCTAAATCTGCGTAATCAGACAGAGTGACAGCTCTAGAAATAGTGCGTAATGCAACAGGTGCGTTAGCCCTAATCGAGTCGTTAGACTCAGGATCCTGACCACCAAACGCTGCAGCGGCATTGGTTGCAGAAATTCCACTAATTAAGTTACCAGTAACACCAGGAACATAAGTAATTACAAATTGCTGTCCAGCAGAAATGTTTCCTACAACTCCACCACCATTAACATACACAGCCTTAATTGGCATTGTTGTGTTTGGAATTGCTCCAGTGACGTTATCTCCAAAAGTAACAGTAACTACATCATTAGCGTCAGTGCGCACGGTGTAAACAGTGTCTGAACTTCCATAATCAGATAGATGGTCTACCTCAGTCCAAAAAATGTACTGATTTCCATCAAATACGTAAACTTCAATAGTCGCCTCAGCAACAGGGGTCTTTGCTAATGTAAAAGATTGGTTAGGAAGACCAGTGCTGTAACCAAGCAGTTCTCCAGCAATATCAGTGTCAGAAGTTGCCTGATTGCTAACTAAGGTGCTGATATCCTGGCCATGAAGAGCTGTTCCGACATCGCTTGCACCAGAAACCAGAGACACATCTTCAATTAATGTGAAGTACAAAGTGGTTGTAGTGTCATTAATTGTAATGCTTGTACTCAGCTGTGTTCCAACAGGAATTAAGACAGACTGACTACTATTGTTTTTAAACGTGATATCTACAGAGGCTTGAACATAACCGTAAGGAACATATCCGTAAATAGATGCCAAGTCAAGAATACTTTGCCTCTGTACAGCAGTACTTAAAGTGGCCTCATTTGCAGCACGGTCAATGTAGTAGTTAGTGATATCCCCAATGTACGCAAAAGCTTCAACTAGAGCCAATCCAAAGTCAGCAGGATCACTACCACTCCAGTTAGGAACTCGTGCCTGTACTCGAGTAATAAGGTCATCTCGTAAAGAATAAAAATCTTTATTTGTGTAATTGACTGATACTGGAAGATTGTCAGACATTAGTTAGCTCCCTGTGGTGGGTAATTTCCGTTAAGAATAATTGGGTCTAAAGATGTGTTCACCAAAGTTTGATTTGGAAGCTTATACTTTACAGATAAAGTAACTGTTCCACTGGCAAAGTCAACGTTGCTGTCAACACCTCTAAACTGCAAAGTAGGAAGGTTCTCAGCAAAAGCGTTTGAGATTTCTCCAATAACTGAATCAAGTTCAATTGAGTCAAGGTTTTCAAAAGAAAGGTTAGGAACCTGACTTCCAAAAGTGGATCTGTAAATTCTTTCATTGAATCGTGTACCAATAACTGAAAGAACTTTATCTGCCCAAATCTTTTCCTGAGAGGTAGTTACCTGTACACTACCAGTAGGAGAAATAGAAAATGGAAAAGAAATGGCGGTTTCTACAACATTTACCATGTACTTACCTAGTCTTTCTATTTATCCATTTAGCAGGAGTTTTGTTCCATCCCTGATTTAGCTCTGAGTGCAAAGGCGATTTAATCGCAAGAGATGTTGCCTTATGCTCAGTAGCATTTGGGTTTTTTCCACCATTTTTTAAGGCTTCATTCAAGTCTACCATTCCAGCAATGTTATTTTGAGTTTTGCTAGCGTACTCTTTGCTAATAAGACCCGAACCATCAGTCATTAAGTCTAGTTCTACTTGATAGTTTTTATTGCTTGTAAAAAAGTGAGCCACTCTAGTTACAATCCATATACCATCACTTAGGTCGCTTGTTCCTGCAACCATAACAGGGTTAAGAACCCTAATTCGTGGGTCTCCCTGACCTTTTAATTTCGCAAAAAGATTAAACCTAACATTTTGAGCGTAACCCTCAGAAAGAGCCTTAGCTGCACCTAACGAGTGAGCAACATGTTCTTGATTTACCTGAGAGAAAAGAACATCTCCAGTGGTGTCCATAAGTGGCTTACCAATATCTGCGGGAGTAGAGGTATGTGCATGTTTTGTGGCATCTAAGGGGTCTACACCGTGTACCGTTTTAGTTGTTTTATCTCCAGAAAATGATGGATTAAAATCACCGTGAGTGGCCCTCATCCAGTCAAGAGTGCGGTCATCCTGCATTACGTTGATGCCAGCTCCCTTTCCTTTCATAATGAAACTAGGCAGGTTAGTTACGCCAGCAGAGATAATGTTGTCTATTCTTCTAAAATAAAATGTCATTCCATCGATGTATACGCCATAACCAAGCTTTACAGCCTGCTCGGTAATCCATTCCCAATAAGAATGGCCAGCTAAGCTTACTTGTTCAAAAAATACACCAGTGTCATCTCCAACAAATTTGTAGTCGTGTTCTTCTACAATTTGCTTAACAACATTCGAGATTGTGGTGTTAGTAAAGACTCGTGAAACTTTATCTTTAAAAACAAATGTAGATCCAATACAAGTAACTTCCATAATTTCTTGAGTTTGCCCAATTGTGTGGGTACTCATCGAGAGGAAGTAGCCAACCCATTCCCTAAGAAAAGACCCTTGAGAGTAGGTCAGTTTTACTGGAACACCAGTTTGCAATAGCGTTTTCCATAAAGGTCTGATTGTGCTAAACTGCATCACCATTGTGTCATGGTGATTTCTTTCCTCTAAAAGAGTGATCTTAACAGGCTGCAACTTTATGCTCGGTAATGTTGGGAAAGATACCGAGTAAGAAGATGCCTGCCTTGCTTTACCAAAGGTAATTTTAGGCATTAGGAATCCTAATTGTAGTTCCAGGAAGAATATTTAGTGGATCTGAAATTTCTGGATTAATATCCATAATGTTCCACCAGTTCTCCTCAGATCCGTAAAGATTTGCAGAGACCAAATCAATTCGGTCACCTTCTACCCATACGTAATAGTGAAATTTAGTAGATGTAATAGGAAACTGTCTATCTACACTAATTCGAGTTAAATTAGATCGAGGGTCATTGGCGTAATAGTAATGCCCATCGGCATAGCGACTGTCTGAATATGGCATGTCTATCCTTACTGAGCTGAAGCTCTAGCACTGCTTCCAGAAGTTTTACTTGGGTCAGAAATAAGCGCAGAGCTAAGTAACGAACCTCCAGGAGAAATCTGTGCAGTTCCCTTAAATGGCTCAACACGACGGCTAAAGGTAATGGAGATGTTTGTAAACACTGGTACCATTCCTTCAGTAAAGATTGTGTGAGTAACTGATAGGTTCAGAATAGTTCCAATGTACCTAAGCTGCTTACCTAAGTGAAGTTCTACGGGAATTCCCATTAAGAAACCAAAGTCCGCAGTATAACGCCTTCTAAGTGCGCTGTACTCTCTAAACCCAATAAGAGTGCTCAGAAGATACTCAATGTCATACATTGTTCCAAGTTCTTGGATTGCCGCTAGCTCATCACGGTAAGACGTATCATCTGTAGCCGCAGCATCTGCTGCTACATCAATTCCATAGTAGTCATTTAAGTGATTTGCCACATAATCGATGTTTGAAGTACCGTCAGATCTGTACCCAGATAGTACAGCCATGTCTTGCATTCGATTAATAATTAGGTCAAAACTAATGTAAGAAGCAGTTTGGGCAGGAGTAATAAACGGAGTAACATCCTTACCAGACATCATCTGACCAGGGTCTACATCTGGAACACCTCCCCAAACCTGATTTACGCTAGCAGGGTTGTACATAAACTGAAAACCATAACGTTTAGCCTGATAAGAAGAACTGATGAACCAATCAGGTAAGTTTGGGTCTTTATACTTTGAGCTAGAGGCATCAGTAGAGGATAGCTTTTGATCCCAACGTGAGTACGTTTGAAGCATACCTTTGTTAGAAGAAGAATTAAGCCAAAGAGTTTGAGCATCGTTAATCTTATTAGGAGCAGCAGGAGTGCCTGAAGCACTAAGAAGAATGTTGTCATAGCCCTTAGAGGTAGAAAAGTAATTCCACTTCACAGTAGGCAAGTTGTAATTTAAAGTAACCTTATCTCCACTGAGAGTCTTTACTCCACCAGTATCCGTGCTACTTGCACCACCACCTGGAGGCGTATCTTTACCTAAATCCTTATTAAGCTTTTTTAAAGATTCTTTATCATTATCTTTTTTATTAACTGCTGAAATAGCTGCCTGATGAGCTTTTTCTAAACTGTCCGCTATACCAATACCCAAAGGAAGTAAATATGCTCTTCCAGAACAATTTTTTGCAGATATTGTTGCACTATGCGGCATAGTAACCGTGACTAGCCACCCATAAGAATCGGCAGAATTAGCAACACTGTTAACTACAACTGCATGAGAGCTTCCATTGTAAAAAATGCTTTGATCAACACCCGCTATATCATACATAAACAGCCCGTCTCCACCCGTTAAGTCACCTAAACGCGTCTGTGGTTTACTGGCAGTAATTAACCATATTTTTCCAGTGGTACCTGTTTGTGAAAATCGCGCAACACCAATCCAAAGTAACCCTTTAAAAGCGGCGTTGTTTGCGACTTTAGTTTTAGTGATATTTTTATCATCTTTTACGATGGCTGCTTTTAACTGCTTTTGCCTAGTAATTTTTGCATTTTTTGTTTGCTGAGGAGTCGGGTTGATATTTCCGTATTTTCTTAGCCAAGAAGCATAAGCGGCAGTTCCTTTAGGTGGTGCTTTAGGAATAGGGGTACTCATTACGCTCTCCTCATACTTGCTGCAAGTTTGTCTTGCTCAAGGTAATCTTTAATAATCATTGCCATTCGTTTAGCCTCTGACTCAGAGGCAGACTGTACGTTTACGTTAATCGTCACAGAACCAGATCTCTGCATAGGGGCAGTGTCTGCTCCACCACCTGCGCCTGCACCCACTGCAGCAGCACCAGAGTTAGCCTTTCCACCAACACCTAAAACCGAGCTTCCCATAGCAGCTACTTTGGTAGCTGCGGTTCCGACTGAAGCCCCAGAGTAAGCTGCAGGCATAGTTCCACTCCAAGCACCAGAACTTAATCCTAAAGTTCCAGCAGAACCCGCAGAACCAGATCCATCACCAGTAGTAGTTGCGCTAGATCCCGAAGAAGCCTTTACCCCACCAGTAACAGCAGAGTAGTTTCCACCTAAAGCACTGGATGGGTCTACGTGCTGCCCTTTATACCTTAGTTCAAAGTGCAAGTGAGGACCGCTAGAGTAACCAGAGTTACCGCTAGAACCAATTTGCTGTCCAGCCTTGACTTCAGTACCAACGTACACGTTGTACGCACTTAAGTGGCCATAAACCGTAGTGTAACCATTACCGTGGTCAATCCAAACTTGCATACCAAGAGTTCGGTTATTAGTTCCCATAGTGTTCTGAGAGTTACCGCCAGCAAAAGTAACCTTTCCATCTGCGGCAGCTTGTACTGGAGTGCCAAGAGGAACAACAAAGTCGATACCTCCGTGACCTGCGGGGTGCAGCCCATCCTTTTGCCCATAACGAGTACCAATCTTGGCTCTACCAACTGGGTGAATAAGTTTTAGCTTTCCACCAGTACTAGTCATTACTCCAGAAGCAACATTTCCAGAACCACCACTAGGCATGGATGCGCCAATTTGACCACCAAGATAGGCGCCAGCCATTCCACCAAGAATAGTTCCCATACCAAAAGTAACTGGGTCAAGAAGAGTTCCGAGGGCACCACCAACAAATCCACCAATTCCAGAACCAGCATCAGCACTAAACTGCTTTGTTCCCCACCCTTGACCACTAGCTACGTCACCGAATAAACTTGCTCCCATGAATACGGCATCTAAAGCACCTCCACCAGCAAGAGCAACCTTACCTATGCCTTTTCCTATAGCCTTAAGGTCGAGAGTTCCAGCTTCCTGCATAGCGGCCTTAGAAAGTTTTTTGCCAGCAGAATCAAATATTTTATTACCCTTTTTTCCACCCCAGCTATAGCCTTTACGTAATTTGCCTCCTGGAGTAGGAGTTTGCCTAAATCCGCCCTTCCAAAGACCTCTGCTTTTACCTGCTTTTCTTGCAGATAAGAAGTCCAAAATAGAGCTACCAATGCCTAAAGCTGATTGTGCAGCTCCAAGTACACCACCTGCAGCACCTTGAACCGTTGGATCTGTAGCGAGAGTTTCTCCAGCAGCATTTAGAGAAGCAAACTTTCTTCCAAAAGGACTCTTTAAGAAGTTATTAAGAACAGTATTCATCTGCTCAATGGCTTTTGATGCAGATGTCACGCCTTCAACATAAGCTTGTGAAGCAGTTTGCATCACCTTTGTCTGAGAAGTAAAGATATCCATTCCAGGTTGGCTTGGGTTACCACCTGCGTTTTTAGCAAGCTCAGAGCCATAATCAGATGAGCTCCAGTAGTTTCCTTTGGCTGCATCCAACATATATTTTCTAAGCATTGTTTGGCCAGTGGCATCGAGGCCAGAACTCTTGATATCTGCAGTAAGCATTCCACCAGGACCAAGGGCAGTCTTTACTTGGTTGTAAGACATTTGTCCACCACCAGTTAGCCTGTTGTTCAACATAGCAAACTGCTGCAGTGGAGATGCACTTTTACCAGTCATTGGGTTGGTAGTGTAAATACCAAAGTTCTGCAGCATACTCATGCTTGTGGAGCCCGAGTACATGTTTGCTACAGATTGAGCAGCTACTCCATTGTCAATGTTTAGGTAACGGGCAGCACCACGGATAGAAGCTAGGGCGTTATTGTACTGGCCAGCACCACCGTATACGCCTCGAGTGTTTCCTGCAAAAATTCCGCTATTTGCTAAAGATGCAGAAACAGCACCGATAGAACCAGGAGAGGTAATACCGCCTGCGAGTCCTCGCATAGTTTGGTTACCAACAGCGCCCCAAGTTACGCCACCTTTATAGCCACCAGACATGGCAGCAGCGTAATACTCGCCACTTGCCATGCCCATAGTGGCACTCAAATTTGGAAGAGCAGCACCTGCTCCACCAATCAGGCTTCCTGCACCTTTGAGTAAGTTTCCTGCAATACCTGCACCAAGGCTAAACTTAGCTACTTTTGTGTAGAAACTTGGAATACTACCAAAGTACGTGTTTAGAAAGTTAGAGCCTGAACTACCAAGGCCTAAACTACCAATACCAGTAGAACTAGTAGCGCCAGTGTTGATGCCCTTGCCAGAAGTAGCAACGTTGTCAAGAGATGTTGCGACATGATCAAGTTTCTGAAGAATCTTATCCAGTTCTTTATTAAAAGAACTGAGATCACCCATAGGTGTGGGATCAACCATTCGCCTGTTTCCTTAATAGAGCCTGATACTCTCTTGACATCTCAATCCAATTGAGTCTTTCTCTTGGACTAAGTGCTTTTAATTCTTCTAATGTCCAGCCTGGAAAGAGCTTAGAAAGCCCTAACCATGCTGACATCAAATCTTTGTAGTCAATCCTAGAATCGAAAGATGGCACCAATACTAACTGGCACCAATAAATCACCACCACAAGATGGGCATTCCATCTTAATGTCGTCAAATACTGGTCCAGGGGCGCGCTTGCCAATTTCCTCTATGATTGTTTTTCTATCAGCCATACCCAAGTCTTGGACTTGAGTTCTAGAAAAAACATCTACTCCATCAATCTTTAGAACAGTTTGCTCCAAAAGAATAGAGATCTTTTCCGATGCGTTTCCATTGCTGTCTAGAAGCTTCTGCTCTGTAACTCCAGTAGGTAGAGTTACCAAAAATTCCTTATTACGACCCTTAACAATAAACGTTCTATCGTTAAATGGGTCCAGTAAAGCCTTGATCTTGATATCTCCAAGAATGTCAACATCAACATCTTCAACTTCACCACAAGCTCTACACTGACCATAAAGCTCAGCAGTATTGCCGTATGTTGCACGGTAAATACCTAGAAGCAGAGCTTCTCTATCACCAACTAGCATGTCAGAAAGCGTGTCTGGAGTTACCTGCATCCCATTGAGAGAAACAACTCCACGCTGAAGAACTGTTGTGTAAATCTTTGAAGGATTTACAGTTCTTGCAATAGCTTCCTCATCCTTACCAGTGAGTTCACGCACTTCTGCCTCCTGTAGCATCTCCCCAGAGAAGGTCTTTACTCCTCCAGGGAGATGTACTACAAGATTAGTTCCGAGATTAACTTGGGCAACAACTTCTTCCTCCACAGGCTTTAGGGCCTCAGCAACCAACTGATTAGTAAGCGTAGGATTGTCTGTTGCTTTTACGATTTTTTCTTCCATATTATTTTCCTTTAGTTAGTTTTTATTAAGAGATTGCAGCCGCTGACTTAGTGAGGTCCGAGCCAGAGCCAAGTGTCATCTCAAAGCCCTCGTGAACTAGCTGAATCTGCTCAACCATGATGGCGTTGTCACCAGCGTTAAGGTCTGAGTAAGCAACAGAAGTGATCCATGCGTTGTACACCTTGAATCGCTGAACTACTACGTCATTCTGAGACGGAGCAGTACCAGAGCTACTTGCAGTGTACGCAATTGGGTGAGCCAGAACCTGAACTTCAAGATCACAACGGAAGTCATCAGTAACTGCGTGGTTTGCAGAACCCTGAACTGTTTGGAAAAGCATCTTCATCCAGTTCCAGTTTTGCGAAGTACCAAGCATT